CGAACAGCTCAATGTACAATCGCTGCCACGCTAATAATGGCTCACCACCTGTTAGAATAAGGTGTACATCCTGGCCATTATCCATTGTCCACTTACCTTCTGGTGTAAGTGACAATAGGTGCTCAACCACTTCGTCAATAGTTGCTTCTTTGTTAAAGTGTTTAAACTCTGGATAGATACTTGCATATGTATCACATCCTGTGTGTACAATAGGTAAATCTGTGAACTTGTCAGTTGTTTCGTGTACACCTTCGTCAATTAATGCTTTTACTTCTGCATTATAACGGTTACCTTCTTTATGTTGCTCCCAACGATCTTTTGTTTCGTTAGTGCCAAAGTTCATACAACGAAAGTTACAACCAAAAGTACGCAAGAACACGCTAGGTACTCCTACAAACTTGCCTTCGCCTTGTACGCTATAAAACGCTTCTGAATATCGTAGTTTCATATTAACTCCTAATACTTTATTATAACACTGATTACAATAATAATCAATAAAATTGTTGGAACCTCGTTTGCAATACGCATTTGTGTTCCAGTGTAGTTAAATTGTCCTAATGCCATTTTTTTATGAGTTGATACTAACCATCCATGAAACCCGCACATAGCAAGTACACTTGTAAGCTTAACATACGGCCATGTAAGACTCCAGTCAATATACCCAAAGCCGACTAATGTTAGTCCTGATAGTAATGTAGCAATCATAGCCGGAGTCATAATAAACTTTTGTAGTTTATATTCCATAAGCTCAAGTACACAATTAAGTCTATCGTGTCCGTTATAATATTCTATATGATATACCATTACCCGTGGCAAATAAAATAATGCCGCCATCCAGCTGATGACCGACACTATATGTACAATTAGGACAATTTGATAGCTCATCTAGGAGCAAACTCCTGTTGTAGTTTAATATTATCAAAAAACTCTTTTTTCGTGCCCGGATCGTCCTTAAATGAACCTTGTAACACTGTAGTCTGTGTTAAACTACTATGTGCCATAATACCACGATTTTCACAACAGCCGTGTGTTGCTTGAATATAAACACCTAAGTGTTCGGTATCAGTTGCCTGTTGAATCTCACGTGCAATTACCATTGCAAGTTCTTCTTGCAGTGTTCCGCGTCTAGCACACCACTGTGCAATGCGTGTGTACTTGCTTAAACCAATTAGTTTGTCTGCTGCAATAATACCAATATATGCAACACCTGCTACTGGTTGATGATGATGTGAGCACATACTCTTTAGTTCGCTTCGTACTACTAACATACCTTCATAACGATCATCACTATCATTAGGAAATGATGTTGCACTAGGTGCAGGATCATAACGCCCTGCCATAATCTCATTAAAGTACATCTTAGCAAGACGTCTTGCTGTACCTTGCGAGTTAGGATCGTTATGACGATCAATCAATAGTGCATCTAATACACCTTCAAATGCTGTAGTAGCATTATTGATAAGTTCTTCTTTATCACCATCTTGTAATACTTGTGAAATATTGTCGCCTGCCCAATGACGGATGCCTAGATCTTCTAGACGGGCTTTTAGTTGTTCTGTTTTACTCATTTATGTCTCCGATGTTTAGGCAGTGGATTGCCATGAAAAATGGTATACTAACAAAAGTATACCATATATTTAGGTTATTGTCAAGTTAAAAATGTTTTTCTAACATTTCGATTCTGTCGCTGGCTGCTGCCATAGTATCAAGTTCTTGTTGTATTGCTTCTACAATATCAGCATGTTCTCCGATACCTACACTATGATTCATATATACCATAATGTTTGTTTTTGCTCGTTCTAGCTCACCTTCGGCATGCATACGAGCGGCTTTTACTAGCTGTTCACGCATTTTATATATCCTTCTCTATAGATAAATTTATAATAGCATGAATTTAAAGATATGTCAAGCTTTTTTCTTTGCTTCCCATTCTGCTTTTTTCTTTTGGTACTCTGATTCGCTTAGCCTATGCCAGCCAATACATTTGCCCGTAGGTGATCTCCCACAACCGCACATATTTCTCTCCTATTCTTCTAATTCTTTAAACAACTGCATTGCAAATTCGAACGCTCTATTTGCTTCGTCAGCCATTCCGTCATGTAATCTTGTTCTAGTTTCTTTAATTAATGCTCTCGATTCAACAAAGTCGTACATTTTACCTGATCCGGGAGCACGTTTCTTAATCATTTGCCCACCGTGTAGTTCACCGAAATGTCTTACATAAATGTGTGCAATTAATCCTTCGCCTTCTAAGTTGTTAACATAGTCGACATACTCTTGGACAACTGGACATAACACAGACTCGTCTCTTTCGATGCCGAATTCTTCTTCCAGTTCTTCCATATCTGCGAGCATACCAGGTGCTCTGCAAATTCCTTCAATGCCTTCTAGCATACCAGCAGCTCTTGCTGCTACTTCTAGTGCTTCGTACTGTACATATTGATTGTAAATAAACTTGTGATACTCCGGTGCCGGCATACCTTTAAGTAGTTTACGTGCAACAACCATACGTTCTGCGTTTTGGTGATTCTCCCAAGTAAGTTCTTTTAGTTTTGTACTCATAGGAAGGTCCTTAGTGCTCTGTAAATTTTAGGAACATATACCCCAAAAAATACTAAACCCCAAAAGCCTGCCATTAGTATAGCATACTCGGGCCATCTTTCAAAATCTAAATACAATCCTAAACTGATTAGTATAATCCAAGCCCAATCAGTGTAGCCGTGTATTTTCTTTACTTTGCGAGCACCGAATTTTTCGTGTAATTCGCTACGTAGTTTAGCAAACCAAGGACATACGTGACGTAATATCACAAAACCTTCGTTTACTACCATTATTAAATAACCTATAATAAAAGCAATCATATCATTTCTCCATCATAGTTATTTATCATTAAATGCTAGTTTAACTAATCGTACTCATATGGATAGACTAACCAAACATCTTCTTCTGCTTTGTTTACTTCATCCCAGTGATATCGTACTAGCGGAAAATCACTCGATAAGTTTTCTGTCATTACTGCAAACCGCACATTGTGATTCCATATATCATGCCATGTATGATCTTGCGGCATGCAACCAGACATCCAATCTTTTTGTAACCACTGGAATGTTGCACCAGTGTCGTTAATGTCGTCTACAATGAGAATGTTTTTTCTACTAGCGTTATTGCTGGTTAAATTTTCCCATACACCGTCTCGATCTGGTTCGCTGATGTAACCATAAGCATCCTCAGCCATCCAGCAGTTACTTTCATTTTCGCTGCTGCCATCTCGTAAACTTATTTTAAGTGCATTACACGGTATATCTAACATATGGCTTAGAATAACAGCCAGCGGCATTCCGCCTCTAGTAATGCCTACAATGTAGTCAGGACGCCAATTTTCTTTGTACATGTCTAGTGCAATCTTAGTTGCAGCAGCATGAACACTATCCCATGTATAATACTTTTTCTTCATTTTGAATCTCTTTTTTGTACATGACGTTTAATAACAGCTCGCGGAACCTCAGGACACGCATCAGCAATTTCTTCCTCGGTAAATGAATCAGGATGTCTAATGCCATACTTATTAAATTGATCTAATGCCCAATTGGCTGCATCTTCTTTAGTCTTAAACATCTTTATACTCCATTTCAGTTTTGATATCGGTACCTTGGTTGTCTTTTGCAATACCTAGTGCCATAGATTGTATTTGATCTATTAAGTGATTGCAAGTGTCGATGTCATATTGTTTCTCAGCTTGTTCTGAAAATTCGTTACGTAAACGATGTACTTGAATTGCTAAGTCGTGCATAACATTTATACGTTTAATTAGATCTTCAATTGTATGTTGCATTAAAACGGCACCCCATTATCTTTTTCATGATTACCTACATAGTCCTGATGTACCATTTTGTAGATAGATTTAAGATTTTCAAATGCTTTTTCAAGTGCTGGATAGTGTTCGCACATGTTACTAATTTTTTCTAAACTAGGCATACGATCTTCAAAGTCTACCATAGATACACTTAAATTACCCCAATTTACATCATCGATTGTAATAGTATCTGCACCTAAAGTTACAGTGCTAACATTAATACCATCCATACTGTATAGATCTTCGTTAACAGTTGTATCTATTGTAACAGTAGTATCTGTATCTATTGTTATCCACTCTTCAGCAATATCAAACACATAGTTATTATCTTTATCATCCATTAGCAATTGCTCCATATAATGTTTTACCAGAGAAATAGTTATGTGAAAGTGTCGCAGCTTGTTCATAGATATCAAATTCATAAGTGTTATAATTTTCAATGTAGTCTCTTAATTTTGCGATTACTTTATCTTTGTTTGCATTGTATGCATCAAAGCTCTCTGTCCATTCGCTAGGATATTTAAATTTATCTCTAGCCATTTCACTGTAACTTAGTCTGTCAGGTACCATTGGAATAGCATCTAACAACGCACCTTCGTACCAACTAATACCTAATGTCTCTTGTAAGTTAGCACTAAACACAACCTTTGCTTGACCTAATAGTTTGTGATATTCGTGCTTGGACAGTTCTTGCTCTTGACATATAACAAATTCATATTCAGGCATAGACTCTGCTAGGTCTCTAAATATTTCAACTTGCTTCTCAGGCGCAACACGATGCGGAAAGAGTATTAAGTTACGTTTTTCTTGTTCGTCGTATTCTGAAATACATAGTTCATCTGACAAGTATTCCATAGGCCAACCGACACGATGTATTTTATCATAATCGATATTATAGTCTTCCATCATTACATCTGTAAACATGTCAATGTGGAAGTCACTTGCAAAGAAGTTATCATCATAACATTCAAACATTGACATTTCAGCATGTCTGACCCAAGGCTTGTTGCCTATTAATCGTCCAAGGAAATCTGCAGGGTCGTAGGAGCCGGCGTGCCAAAGCCCTCCGACTCTAATACGTACTCCCAATAGCTCTGCCATATACCGTAACTGAATAACAGTTGGGTTCCAAGCATCTGTGTATAAAAAGTAGTCACCGTCTTTAATTATTCCTTCACAAAACATTTCACCAATAAGTTCAAGTTGCTTAGACTTGTATACATTAGTGCCGCCAAAGTTAAGAAAAGCCCCAGGCGTAGTAGCCTGAGGCGTCTCTCCTCCAGACACGACTTCAACTGTTTGATTAGTTGCAAGCCGTAGCTGTTCTGGTAAATGTGTCTTCCACTGCTTTGTATAGCGAGTATCAACAGCTTCTATATCTACAATATAGATTGTCATTTTTACTTCCTATTATTTGCTCTTGCCTTTGCACGTAAATAACCTTGATACTTTTGGTATGCCTGCCATACTGTAGCATCTTTCTTATAAAGATCTTTTTCATTAAAGACCTTTCCTTCGAATCTGCAATAATCTCTAAATTGATCAAGATCGTTGAAAACTTTGTTTACAACAGGATTTGTAATAGACATGTTATGGTTCCCTTTATATTATGTCTTATGGATATACTATTTGGCAGCCGTTTTCGCCATCTTCGGCTACATCGATGACTACAAAACGGCCTGGATACTTTTCGTTAATCTGCAAGTACAAATCGTCTGCGATCATCTCACATGACTTATAGTCTAACTGAAGTACATCTTCTTTATACAAGTTTTCTAACCAACGTTTAAATTGAATAAACTCAATATCACGATCATTATGTGTTACTTGTATTTGCACTTTGAAATGAAATGTATGACGATGCGGATAGCCTAAAAAGCTAACATCATATTCATCACCTGTTGCAAGTGCGGGGTCTTCTAACGCTGCTGGATACTTATGGATACCTTCTTTGGTAAACGTTACCCAGATGCTGCGTTTTGCATTTTCTAATTTAGACATCTTAGCGTCCTCTTCTTTGTTACGCCGTTTCATGTAATTGTAATAAGATTCTTGTTGGGTCATTCGATAATAATATCGTTTTTATATTTTAACCAATCAGTAAATTTTTCATGAGCCATTAAGTCATGTAAGCTATGACACCAGACACCCGGGTTTGATTCTCTAAACCCTTTATCGTCAATCTTTACCATAGTATTATAGTTCCAAAGATTTACATATGGAATAGGAACTCTAATTTGCGGAATAAAATTATCATATTCGCATAGACCCCCGTCGTGAAAACCTTCAACACAATTAATTGGAATATCTAATGTACATAGATAATCTTCTTTGAGAAAATTGAGAATTAAGTTCTCCCACGGGGTCCACTCGTCGGATACACCTGGAGTGGGATTAAAGCTATGATTAGCTCCAAAGAACAAGTGCCTACAATTATGTTTTTTGTAGACTTCTTTAATTTTAGATTCGCGTTGAATGCCTTTAACAAACAGGGTCCTAAGACCAAAGGCAGGTGTTTGCTCAACTTCAGTACCTATGAACAGTACTGCATCGTCAGCTTTACCTGATTCATAATCCCTTTCCATGTTGATCCTCTAGTAGTTTTTCAATTCTGTATATTTCATCTTTAATGAAGAGTTTCATAGTCTTTAATTTATAAAGCTCTTCATTCGTTGTATAACTATTATATAGTTTCAAAACTTTTTTGTCAAGTGATTTATGGCTTAATTTTAATTTTTCTAATCTAGCTTGCATCACTTGTCTTTCCGCATTGTTCACACAAAGTACTCTCCGCTATAAACACTGGAGTTAAACGTTTTAAAGCCTGTTGCACCACGGGTTCCTCTTACTTGTAAGAAGAACTTTCTATATCTATGTATTAATGCTAGTGCTTTATCTCGATCGTCAAGTCGAAATATTTCTTCAACAATATCTTTAAAGTAAGTAACATCAAATTTTTCTCTTACTAACATAGGAGGAATATTGCCATTGTCGTATTTACGATTTGCTTCTTGTACTGCATTAATATGCATCCAAACATTATGGCCCATCATAATAGCATATGAAAAACTATCCCATGATGTCTTGCCGATTTTACCAATCTTGTTCATATCGTTTGGACCATAAATGCAAATGTCTTTTGCTTGTAGTCCTTGACTAAGTGGCGATTCAAGAAAACTTGTATGTTTTCCTTCTCTAACAAATGCTTGCCCAAACGGAGACGTATCTGTATGCAATGCCTTGTCATCAATACTCGGAACCATTCGATACACCCATTTCGTTCTATCGTCAGTTTCTAACTCGCAGTATATCTGCCCGTTAGCTGTTGCTAAGAACGGTGATGCACAATCAAATGTTGCAGTGAAATTTGGGTTATGATATTTACGAACTGCTCGTTGTATGTCAGTGAGTAATACAGCCCATTCTAGTTTACTTGTACCAAGAAAGTGCATTACATCATGCACACCAGTTTCAAGTAGCCCGTCAAATCGTAGCGTAACTAGTCTTTTAAGAACCAGTTCAATATCACACATATTTTGTCCACCCATTGACCAACCATTAAAATGATCGTTGGGATACTTCTTTGGATCACAATAGTCTTTCATTTGCATATACCAATCATCAGCATCAGCAAAATTTTCGCCTTGTAAAACATTTAAGAATTTACAAGAACCAGTTCTATGTTTCATCCAGTAATCATTATTAATACGTGTAGCATTAACAGCATCTTGATAGTTATCAATACCTGTTGCTTTTGCACCTTCAGGAGAACGTGCAACCCACGCCGGAATATCAAGTATCATTCCGTAATCCATATAAGCATCCATCCAGCGTAACACACCGTCACGTTTTTTCTGTGCTTTAGGACAGTTAGGATCTTTCCAGTCTCCTTCCCAAACGCCTTTACCAATTTGGAAGCCGCCTGAGTCACCTAATAACCATGTATTATCTCTATCTCTGTTACGTACCATATCTTCTTTAGGAGAATGTTTGTTTATATCTAACTCAGCATGTCCTGCTGAATACAAACTCCACTTATATTGAAACTGGCCTTCACTTGCATTAAGATAGTTTAAACTTTCAACACCGTTATTAAAGTTGCTTGGAATACGTGTTGTATCAACGTATTCGTCATACCGCTGTTTACCTACATAAGTAGCATAGAAGCCACTTAGTGCAGGCAAAAAACGTGCGTAATCGTTCTGTGATGAAGTTAAGTCTGTGTTCATTTATCTTGTGCTGGCAAATAGAAGTTGTAAGCAGTCATTCCGGAGTCAACTTCAAAGCCTAATAGGCCATCAGTTACTTTCATAGTACAGTTGCCTTGCAAAGCAAGAATCTTTTGTATATCTTCTACAGGATACATTAGTTCAGAGCTCAGCCTAGCGCCTACATTGTTTTGGAATACATACTCTCCTGTGTGTGTATCCTCGTCACCCCATGTAAAATACAAATCATATATGCCGTCTGTTTCACGAACTGATAAAGTTACAAACGGTTCTTCATTGTGTACCGCTGCCATAAGTTTTAATCTTGCAATAGCTGCCATTGTTGGCGCAAATTCAAAAGCAAACTTTGGATCACCTTTTAATGCTGTATCTTTTACTTTTTTGTCTACAACATCAGGGCTCATTAATCTAAAGTCATTTTTAAAGTCACCGTTTGCGTTAACAAAGTTAAAATGAGTCTTTGTCATTTCACCTTTACGCATACCTTCGTGTAATGTAACTACTGCGTCTTTCTCGTATTCGGGATTCTTTAATAACAAATTTAGTTTCTCTAAATGTGTAAAGCCGAATTTAGATGAATTCCACCCTGCAACACCTGCATGAGTCTTTGCCATTAAAATTAAAGTTTTCTTTTCATCAACAGATAAAATTTGCACAATGCCTTCATCATCTGTTTCAATTTTCAAGTCAGGCAATCGTCCTAACGGGTGAGTGTGAGTCACAATATCTAATAAGATATCTTTCATTATATAGGTTCTCCATTAATATCTACTATTATAGCGTCTGTTGTGTTGTTTGTCAAGTATTTCTCGATAGTATATTTAGGTTTCCACCCTAAACTATTCATTCGTTCTGTAATTGCACATGTATATTCTCGTTCGTTCGGGGTATTTAGACGGATGGGTAAATCAGGCGCAAGGTCTTGAACTCTAATTGGAATACCTGATCCTATGTCTATTGTACCGTTTATGTAGTCCTTTGTTATTAGTAGTTCAATTGCGTCAAGAACATCTTCTAAATGTATAAAATCTCTATAATGTCTTGTTACATATTCTAGCTTATTATTAAAAAGCTTTTCTAAAAACATTCCTTTACGTGGATTGTCCGACCATACGGTGTGAAATCTCATACCCAATGTATTATGATATCTTTCGGCAAGTTCTTCTAATACAAATTTAGAAGCAGCATATGGATTCAAGTCAGGTTCGTATGCACTTGAACTACTCGCATATAATATACGTGTATCTTCGTATCTTTCAAATAGTCGCCTACTTGCTTCCACATTATTATGCCAGTATGTAGCTGGATCTAGCAAACTATTTCTTACTCCGCTTTTACCAGCTAAATGTATTACTAATTCAATGTCAACAGGAAAGTCGCATGTTAACAAATCTTTACCTGCTAATAAATCGATTCCGTGTACTGTGTGGCCATTCTTGAGTAGTCGAATTTGTAATCCAGATCCAATATACCCAAGATGACCAGTAAGTAATATGTTCATTTTCTAATCTTATTATTATATTTTATTGATTCGTTGATTAAGTTAAGATCAATCCTATTATCTTCAGCAGTATACACTATTGCAGCAGTGTCTTTAGGAAAACAATGTCCACCAAACCCTCGATTGTTAGTAACATTTGTATGACTATGTCCGATGCGAGGATCATTACCGATTGATTGTCTTACAATATTAAAATCTGCACCAACTGCTTCACAAAGATCATATACTTGATTAAAGAAACTTACTTTAGTAGCGAGATAGGCATTACGAAAATATTTTGTTAAGATTAATTCTTCTGGATGTGCTATAGTAATACTAGCTTCTGGCCACCAATATACATATCTATCTATCCAAAACTTTGTAGACTCACCGCCTAAATATATCTGTGTGGTATGTTGCAAATCTTTATTTGCATTTTCTGCTGTTAAAAATTCTGGAGAAAATGCCAGTTGTCTGTCAGGAAAACTTCTAGATATAAATCGCCAGCCTTCTAAACTAATTGTACTTTTTATTAGTATAGGAACATTAGGTGCATTTCTTATTACATCGCAAACGTTATCTACGTTACAGGATCCATCGTCAGACTGAGGTGTTGATACACATATAATAATACAATCTGCATCATTAAGATCACCGTTTATATTTTTATAAGGATCAGAAATAATTATTTCTTCCATCGAGCTTAATACACATTCGTGTGCCTTGCCCACAAATCCGTAGCCAGCGATTCCTATCTTCATTTAATTTCCTTTAATAAGCGCCAAGTGTCTCGCCAGTCAGTTACAGCAAACACTTTACTTGGATGTTTAAGAAGTTTAGCAAGTGGGTAATCATTACCGCCAGGTAATACCTTGTCACCAAAGAAGTATAGCGTGTCATGATCGTTAAATTCGTATAGTACTTGCCCTTTGTCACATCCAGTAGGGTAAATGTCTATTCCAGTCTCGCCGCCTATAGTTGCACTTATATCTTCATAGTATGAATTAATTTGATGAGCAATTGTTTCACGTTCACGCATACCTTCGTCGTGTTTAATATATAGTTTACGTTCACCTAGCGTAGCGTTTCGACCAACAATTGAAAAGTTTGCACATCCCGGTCGTTCTTCTATATGATTACCTGTTCGTAATACAAAGCTACTTTGTTGTAGCCAACCATTAAGCATACTACGCAATGTGTCCGGCATCGTCCATTCACTTCTGCGAACATTTACACCAGCAGCCCAAACATCATTACCCGAACAATTGAATACAACTTTAGCAAGATCTATAGTATGTCCAATTTGCTCAAATGTTTTATCTCGGTCACTACCAGTAACTAGATATACGTCATTTACTAGACAGAATGTATTAAACCATGCCTTAAAGTCTAAGTCCATTAGTCCTCGACTGGGTGTAAGAGTACCGTCGACATCAAAAATATATTTAATCGTCATCTTCGTCTCTCACTATAAAGTGTACTTTGACAATACAATCTTTTTGTTTTTTAATATAAAATTCTAAGCCGCTATTAGAAAGAATTTGTGTTAGTTCAGTAAGTGTTACGTCAGTTTCGTTGGGCATTTATTCCTCGTTGTGTTACACGTTCTCTTAGATCACTGCTGCTAAATCTATGATCACGTTTGTTAAAATATAGTTCTATGCCTCTCTTTGCACAAATAGCTCTACCTGTGAAAGTTTTATCTTTATATTCTTCTCCTAATATTCTAACATGGATTGTGTACATTGTCAAGATATCTTCTAGATCTTTTTCACTATTATACGGAATTATTTCATCTACATATCTTATTCCGTTTAACTGTGTGTAACGTTCAACAACAGTTTGTACTGGAGCGTTTTTTTCTGGTCTATCTAAACTAGGATCTGTTTGTAAACCTACTATAAGATAATCACATTGTTCTTTTGCTTCTCGTAACATTTGCACATGTCCAGCATGTAATAGATCAAATGTACTACAAGTAAAACCTGTTCTCATTTTCGTCGTCTCCGTTTGTGCATCCTAGGCGGATGAAGTCCTACATAATAGTTCTGGGCTATATCGTCATAATGACTAATAGCATTGTTTATAATAGTCCACTTAATCCAACTAATTTGACAGTGATCTGGCTCTAACCAAAACATAGTATCTATTATCCAAACAAAGTTAAACTTACCGGATTTCTTTCGATGCCACTGTCCTGCACTAATAGTCTGATTATTACGACCACCAAACAGAACAGTGTTCCAAAAAATACTCCATGCAATAAAAACTCTACTTAGATATTTCATTAAATGCATTACCCAAAGTTAAAAAAGTCATTTACTGTACTGTCATGTTTAGTATCTTCTAGCGGATAGTCTAGCACTCCGATTAAGTTATCAAGTTTATTATCGATAATAGTTTCAGCCATTGCAGCATCATCAAAAGGCAACTCTTTAAACCATTCTGGTATACGAAGCTCGTCAGTTGGATATGCAACACTTGTATATCCCATCAAATTATTTTTTAATTTACAGACAATTACTTTCATGCCGTCTACAATTTCTTGCGAGTACTTATCACCGTTCATTGCTTTTAGTGTATTCCAGTTTAGACTTGCTCGAACGTGCCCGGGCATGTTTGCTTTACCTTGTTTCTCTTCCATGCGGCGATAATGACCAATTTTATTTGCACGTTTGGGAGATCCTTTCTCCCAACCTGGCCTATCTTTAAATTCTTTTCTAAATTCACTAATACGCTGTAGGATGTCTTCTTGATCAACGTCAGTTAATACTTTAAGTAATATCTCACTCAAGAATTCTTGCATGAACACTGGCGTATCTGATCTACGCAAGTCTAAGCCCATTGCTTTAACTTTGCCAGGTTTCCCGTCAGTATCACTTCTAAAGCCTTCTATGTCATATACTAATGCAGCATAACGTTTTTTAGTAATGTATAGTCCAGATTGTGCAACAATTTCTCTAGCTGCTGCAATAACATCGCTACGACTTTTTGGACAGTGGAATGCAGTTAACATAAATTCTGGAAATGTTTCATTAGCTGCTTCGCACACTTGGTCGTAAAGTTTAATTACATTATCTTTGCCCCATGGCAAATTACCTGCATCAATTTCATTTTTAAGTGTAGGATACCCACTAAAGTAACACGAGTCAGTATCGCCGTATATCATCGCTTCGCCGACATGATCGTACTCGCCCGTGATAACTCTATTAACTTCGGCACTCATGTGTTTAACAATAGTACGTCCAGTCAATGTAGTAGACTGACCAATACGCTTATCGAAAAAACGACACCCGGGATTAAGAATAGCGCCGTACAAACTATTAAGATTAATTTTTTTAACAAGCTGTCTTTTGTCCCAGTATTCAATTTCTGCGGCATTTCCTGCATCCTTTGCTTTCTTTAGCATTTTTTGTAGTTCTTTACGTTCACTATACCAACGCTTTAAGATACCTGGAATAACACCTTCAAATTCTGTTGTAAAGATAGTACCATTTGCACTAAGCATCCAAGGCATCTGACTATCAAATATTACCTTATGTATTTCAGCACCGCTAAGGACATCACTACCACCGTCTTCCCAATCAACAGTAAGAGGAATATCTTTGCGTTGATTCATAACTGCTTCGTACTCTTCTGTACTAAAGCGTCCTTCCCAACTACCTGCAAATGATTTTTTCTTTAGACCCATATCCTCAGTTACTCGAGCATCGGATATGTCAGGACGTATTTGTCCTATGATAGTTTCCGGCGCCATATTAAGCGCACGAATAACACTTGGATATAGTGAGTTCAAATCCATTGAACCGATCCACTTGTGTAATCCTTTTTTTGGAAACGCAACATATGCACCTGCTGCTTGTGTGCTTACTTGTTCGTCTCGCTTTGCACGATTAGGAACTTGCAAACCTCTATGATGTGCTTCGTTAACGATTGCCTGCTCAGTAACTGCAACTGCGCCCATAGTAGTTTGTAGCATAACAGTATTTGCATGTGCTAGTTCGTTACTTAGATCAATAAAACGTAACTTCTTATCTAGTTTGTCAAGTAATGCAGTATCTTGAATATTATATTCAATAAACTTACGGAAGTCGTTATTATATAGTTGGTCTAATGTACCTTCGTATGGTACTTTATTTTCACCTACTTCAATTTCGCCAATAGCATCTAGTCTATAACTATGACGCTCTTCGTATGTGTATTTGCGATATAGTTCTAAGCTATCTAAATGTACACGGCCAACTAGGTCAAATGTAACAGCAGCTTTACCATACTTTTCGTAGTCGCGTTTCTTAGGCAACTGTCCCCATAAACAAAATCGTCTCGTGTCATCCTTGCTCAATACACGGCTTGTTCGATTTACAGTATAAGGAATATCATAACCTTCGCTATTCCAACCGCTTAAAATGTCAGCATCTTCGATTAGTGTTAAGAAAGTGTCAATCATCTCACTTTCTTTTTCAAACAGCATTACATTATCAATACCTTCTAATGTCTTGTGTGCTTCGTCCATTGTAAGTGTCTTGGGCGGCACTGCCAAGCATATCATTGTTTCCATCCACTGTAAGTATACACTTATGGAAGTAATTGGCATGAAAGGATCAGCAGGATCAGCAAACCCACGCTCTGGATCAAAGTCAGTTTCGATATCGAAAAACGCAATATTAAGTTTAGGTGCATCTTGATTAAGATAGTTTTCAGATAACGATTGAAATATTGGATTGATATCACTTTCAAATAAGTCTTTGTCTCTATTAATAGCAACTTCTTTGCGGAAGTCTTTAGTATTTTTACATACAACCCTAGTAAGCGGATCACCGTACACGCTCTTGTACTTGCCTTTTGGGTCTTTATAATAAAATGTATATTTTGCTTGATATTCGCGGTATTCTCTTTTACCGTCTTTGCGTTCAACTACACGAATCATGTCGTGATCACGGTCAAACAATGCGTCTACGTAACTCATATATTCTCCTGTTGTTTTTGGCCAACTAACCTTCTACCTGTCCTTAAGAGGACGACTCTATACAATGATAACTTGCAACGTTGCCCAGCCCCAAGCAAGAACTGCCCAGACTGTTAGCAAAATAGCAAATCCTGCTCTGCGTATAACTGTACTTATTACTCCTAATATGCCGCCTGCTAAAAACATGGGCGCATACCACATGATGCCTGAAGCAGGATCACTAGCAGTCCATGCAGCAATAGTACTTGCAGACATAAATAGAGCAGCCTCGGCAAGTTCACTATAGAACGCCAAAGGCGACAGCTGATAACTTTCTTTAAAAAAGTCTATTATTCTTTTTATCACTTGTCAACGCCGACAGTAGCAACAATAGTTTCTAAGTCTTCAAACTCGTCTTGATGCTTATCCCAATCACGTTTCATTGCAACTTTAATTGCTTTATTAATTAGTGAAGGCTTTACGTTTAGTTCTTCTGCTACTGCTTTAACAGTATCTTTAAGACCTGCGTTTAAATCTTCGATTTCTTGCAAGACAGTTACACCTTCTTTAACTAGGCGTTCAAGTTTTGCTTTTTCTTCTTGTCCGTAAGTACGATCGCTCATAGAAATACTCCTTATATAACATAGTATATACGAAATAAATTAAAATGTCAAGGATTATTTATGACTCAAATGCGCCTTTGGATTCGTATGTAATTATTTCAAATCCTTGCATTTCTTGTTTGTAACTATACATATCACCTAATATAAGATAATTAAATCCTTGCTCTCTAAAATATGCACATTCACTACGTAAACTTTTATAACCTAATTTAAGTTTAGGATTTTTATAGTTCCACGCAAATTGATCAGCATGTATAATCTTTTTACTTGGATAAACATAATAGCAACTCCATGCTGCTAGTTCATTGTTGTCGTAATATCCAAATACTGTGCCTCTTGTCCAGTCTTCTCTGTATATAGGATAGATACTATCAAAATCTTTATACTGAATATATCCTTTATATAGTTCTTCACATTCGGTAAAATGAGAATCGTCTAGTAATTTAAAGTCTATAGTTTTGTATTTTGTTTTTTGTAAATTAACCCAGCAAGTCATCTACTTTGCACATCTTTTTTATAATCTTCAGGCCAGTACTTATAGTA